GGCCAGAAATCTTATTTAAAGCTATGTTTAAAGCTTTTTCTTTATCAAGAGGTAAATCTACCACGGATACCTCTATTTCATCAAACACGCCCAGTTCTTTGGCGACAGCAACACGTTGATGACCACCAACTAAATTTCCTGTTCTTTTATTAAAAATTGGTGGATCAACAAAGCCAAATTCCAAAATGGATTGTTTAAGCTTCTCGTATTCTTCCATGCCTGGCTTTAATTCAACTCTAGGGTTGTATTCGGCAGGGTGTAGTTCTGATAACTTCATCTTTTCAAATTTCATTTCTAATCCCTCATGTTTCGCTTAATGTTGTCTTGAATGTTCTTTTCATCAAAATAGCCATGCCCACAATAAACAAGCTTGCACGCATCAATTTCCTTTGGCGTAGCTTCTCTCGTCATTTCGACAATGGAAGCATTCTTCTTTATCTGCACAGACATAACAACACGCATTGAATCAGTTGAGCGGTTCGGCTGTGGATATTTATGTGTTAACGATACATACCAATAGCTTTTCATCTTCTCTCTCCTAAGTGTTTTTATGTACTTGATTCAATAAATTATTTTTTGATATACTATTCATAGGTAGCAACTCCTTGTAAATAATAGTTTATTAATTTCGATTAAATGTTTTGCAAACCTCAATGTTTATATAACAATCCAATAAAAAGATTTGCTACCTAGCCACTAGAACCCATAGTCTAGTGGCTTTTTTATGTACGAAAAAAGACCACTCACTTATATTGAGTAGTCCTGATTGAATTTATTTTGTTTCATGGTATAATGTATATAGAAAAAGGACGTGCTGCTAACACGCCCTCATGTAGAACCGTTAAAAAGACGGTGACTTGAATAAATGTTTTAACCATCTATCCTCTGTCAAAGTGTTAGATGGTTATTTTTTTGTGTTCGTATGGTCTATAATCAGCAAAACTAACGTTGCGAATGCAATCATTAGCGATAATGCTTCGAATACAGACATGCCTACTCCCTTCTAGGGATAAAGCTATGAACCATAGGCATCACCCCTTTATTCAAGAGATTAGCCACCATCTTTTCACTTTTCTACAAAAGTTATTATACATAATTTTTCATTCTTCTACCAGATAAAAAAGAGGCACTTACAAGCTAGTGCCTCATCGTGAATGCAGCAGAAACATCTATTGACGATTCTTTTATTTAAGTAGCAAAGCTACCTATTGGCGTGGCAGGAATCGAACCTGCACATTTTAGGCAACGACGACCCCAAGCGCTCTACCTTTAAGCTACACGCCAACCGAAAGTATCAATTTCACTATGCCATTTTTGAGATTGTCTACCGCAATCTCAATATCGCTGGCAAGGATTTGCACCTTGCATGGTTTTATTCGTAAGAGCGCCCACAACGAAGCCGTTGCCTGCGACGCAAAAACCTTATCTTTCCTATAAGCGTCTACCTATTCCGCCACAGCGATGATTTTCTAAGATTAAATTCCCCGAAGAGCAGTTTCTACTGCTTCTCTATTTTTTTGAACAGCCAATTGATATTTTTCCACTGAATGCTGCTCAATGACTGCTTCAAGATGTTTTTTATATTCTTTACATACAGCTTCTTTTTGGACCAATTCCAAACGCTGCTGTTCGATAAGCTTAATTAATTCCTCTTTACTAAACCCATCATAATTTTGTTTTAGCATTACGCATACTCCTTTCAATTATAGCGATAATTAAAAACTCAAAATTACTGGAACAATAGGACTCGAACCTATACCGACGGTTTTGGAGACCGCTGCTCTACCAGTTAAGCTATGCCCCATCAACACTCACAAACCTGTAGAAAAAAGAGAGAGGAATTACACCCCATTTCTTTAGTTTGAGAACGTCTGATTTGTGAGTGAGCATTGCAACTAACATAGCGCTATCTTGACAAGTGCTTTCGGCGTACGTCTACGTGTAAGCTTAATGCCAAGTTTATTGCAATATTTTGCTACCTAGACTAAACGAGACAGAAAGAACTGGACTTTCCACATCCTTATTCTTTATTTTTTTGTAGGTAGCCTCCAAAGATAAGTGAAACGGAGCTAAGATAGGTAATGCATGCCTTACCTCGTTTACTTATCTTTCGACACTACTATAATAACATCTAAATATTGATAAAAACCGCCAACTTTCCGCCAAAAAACCGCCAAAAATAGCAACTATCTCTATAAACCTTATATATACTATGTTCATAGTTTGCCTTTTTTGAAAAAAAACGTCAACACTTGCTTTTGTATGCAATTATTTTTCCATTTCTATACGCTTCAGCAAATTCAATCAAAGCTTCTGATTTCATTCTTTGAATACTTCTTTCAGAATATCCAACTTCCCTAGCTATCTTGTAATTAGAGTAACGGTCCTGCACACAGAAACTATAATGCAAAATTTGTCTGCTAGTTAGGCTTAATGCCATAAGCGCAGATAAAATTGCGTCTCTTTCTGCTTCTGCATCTGCTAATTGTACTAGCGCATCTTCTGCTTTGTTCCCATGACTTTGGCTTTTAGGCATATCTGTAATAATTGGTGATTTTAAATCTATCAAAGAGCGACCAGCTATTCGCTCTAAACGTCTAAAATTCTTCAACACATTTCTGGCATTCGCTTTTGTTTGTCGAAAATCTACTTCTTTTAGCAATTTAATCAAGTGAAATCGCTCCTTTTGTGGTATAATAATAACGACTTTTCCACAAGGTTATCCACACATTATCCACAGATAAAATAGTTTATTTTTTATTGAAAAAATGTAGCATCCTTGCTATAATCTTTTCAAAGCATATCATCATTTATTGGAGACCAACTAGCGGAAACTGGTTGGTCTTTAGTGTTGCATTTTTTTATTTTATGTACCACTATTAAGTGGCTCAACTAGTCATTTTTCAATGGCTAATTTTTCTTTACAAATTAACAGTAATTTGCTATAAAATACTTATGAAGCATAGGAATTCTATTCCAAATCTATCTAAACAGCCCGTTACACGGCTGTTTTTTTATTGGCAATTAGATTGTCTCATGCTAAAATATTTTTATAGAATAATTCCCTTGTGACCAATGTTTGGGGTAAAGTAACCTCACATATCACAAGCTACCACTTTTCTGGTAAAATATTCTTCTTAGTCAACCAGTGGTCGGTTGGCTTTTTTATTGTTTAATTCGACCGTTATCGGTCTGCCATACTTTAAAATTTTCCATTCGCCATCTTTTGTATTGGTTTGATTCATATGATTTCTTTCAGCACAAGCTATCGCATAATCGAAAAATAAATCGGCTTGCTCTGCTCCATGTAAGTATTCAACATACACTCCATCGACTTGCCTTCCTATGATATAAACTTCTGGATAACTCAGCATTGTTGTTCTCCTTCAAGAGATATAGTCGCACCAGTGATTTTTAAGCCAATTAGTTTACTTAAAACCATAATTGCTTCATCAACCAGCAATCCATCTCGTTGAATGGAGCTGCCACATGTAAAGCGGTCCATTCTTACAATTTCGTCCACTGTTACAGGATATGGAATAGTAACGCCTACTTTTTTTGCAATTCGTTCAATGGCTTGAGCATGAGCTTTATTCGCTGCTAAAATATACTGACCTGTTCTCGCTGATTCTTTAACAAGCTCTGTTGTTTTTCCAGTCCCTCGACCTTTAGCAATAATTTTCATTTATTTGACCTCCTTACTTAATCCCTAACACTACATATCCATCTTGTTGGGCATAATCTGTAATGTATGTTATTTCTGCAACATGAAAATTGCCTGTATACTTGCCATCTTCATATTCATTTAGTCGAAGAATATCGCCTACCTTATATCCACGATCATTTTTTCGGATTTCAAAACATTTATCACCTGAAACGACTGCTTCAAAATATTCAGGTAAAATTTTCAAATGGTGGATTCTGTCATTATCTTCATTTTCATACCAAAATTCGTCACGATCCCGTTCGAAAATAACATCTGATATTTTTTCTATTTTATTGGCTAATTCATTGGATTCTTTTTCGGTGAACCAGCAATCGCGGAAACCACCACGAAAATCAAAGGATTTAATTCCATCTTTGATTAAGAAATTGATAATCTGAACTTCTTTATTTGTTAAGTATGGCATTACTCATTCACCACCTTCACAGCAAAAGCCCAATAACGTTCATCAATTGCTTTGATTTCTTGTTCAGTATATTTTTTTGCTTCTTCTATACTTTCTGTAACAGGTATGCAAAATCCAAATCTCATATATCCAATTTCTGGCAACTTCACATAATAACGTGGCTCTTTCTCGACTTCATAGCCGTACCGTATTGCATCGCACAACGTAAACAACGTATCTGCATCATCAGCCAACCAATCATAAAACTCTCCGCTGTATTTCCAATTTTCGGCAATAAATCCATCTGAATCAGTCGCATGTTCAACACTTGAAAAGAGATCAATTATCTCTGCGACTGATTTATGCTTATCAAGCCAATCCGCTACAAATTTCGGCACCACGACTTTTTTCGGTTCGTCTAGTTGTTCTGCCAAGCTAATTGCTTTTTCGACAGCATAGTTAGCGCCTTGTAAATAATCAACACTATCTGTAGAAACTACTAAGCATTCTAATTCTTCAATCAATTCTTGTTTATTCATCGCTGTTTCTCCCTTCTTTCATAGAAAATCACGCCAGCTAAATCCAACACTGCGCATATAGCACAATTCATTACATACCAAGTATCTTTTTTGATATTCATCCTTAAAACTTAAGCTGTTCCCACATTCCAAACAATGAAGTTTTCCTTTTTTGTCTGAATATCCGTTTTTAATTAGCCACTTTTTTAACTGCTTATTTTTTTGGCGTTTATTCATCGCTGTTCCTCCACTTCATCATCTTCTTCACTCACTTTCTAAAATAGTGACAGCTGTTCTGGTTCAGTAAATGAACTGCTTGTTTTATTTTCCAGAAGTTCCATTGCTTCTTTTAGTATTTCTAATGTGTTTTGCGTTTCTTTTTCTTTTGATCTATTCAAAGCGTAAAACGGTGTAAACCATACATCTGTTGCAGGTTCATTACTCAGTGCATTTTTTCTTTCAAATATCGCATCTATTCCTAACAAAGAACATTGTACATACGCCATTGAAAGTACATTTCCGTCGATGTCACCACACAACGCCCTCAAACTTCTTTGATAGTTATAGCCTTTTTCTCGCATAATATTTGCTAAAGCAATTAGAGTAACACCGCCACCAATGCAAGGATCATAAAAAACAACTGGCTGTCCATTTTTCAATTGTTCATCCTTTTCGTTAAAATTCATTTCTGCCATTAAACGAGCTACATTGTATGGTGTGAAGAATTGCCCTGCATCTTTATTAGCAATTTCCAAAGCCATATACAATTCGCCTAGTATATCAGTTGAGGTC